CAAGGTGAAACTGTAAACTTCACACCTTTCATCACTGGTAGTGCATCAGCACAGAAACCTTATGAGGATTTTTATGATACTCCCGTGTACGATATGCGTGACTTAGATGACGACGGGGCACCTGATAATCCTGGGGACATATTATTCTACCAACCGACACGTACTGGACAAAAAGATAACTACAACATCTCTGTAGGTATTAGTGCAACGTGGTCTGTTCCAAAAGATAAGAAACTACAAGCACTTTGTAAGGAAGCAGCGCAAGCAAACATTGCTTTGATGCAACAAGCACAAGCAAATAAGAGATTGGATTTTGAGATCGCAAGATTAAAGAATTGTGGAGAATTATTAAAATCTGGAATTCGCTTTGCTCCTGGTACAAAATATGCAAAGATCTGTGAGGATGTACAAGTGAAAGGTGTGAACTTTATGGTTCCACACGTACACGAAATACCTAAGAAGTAATGGATATTCCCGAGATCAATATCAAGGGTGAGGAGATTGGTGAGATCCGAATCCCTGGTGTGCCTGATTATCTGTTGGATCCACCCACAGCGGTCCCGATCTATCCTCCTGTAACAACACAAGTGGGTGTGCCTATCGTAGACATCCCTGGCTGTGTAGAGGCACACGAACAGAATAGTGATAAGGAAAGGAGTGGAATATTATCTGATGATGATCCTAAGGGTGTCAAAGTATATTGTGATGCAGGCGTACCATCATTCAATCCTATTGACTACAACGCAGGTAAGTTGAAGTGGTCTGGTGAAGCAGAAGTTCCACCAGTTAAATCACCAGAGGCACCAGAAGCAAATGCACCCGAGATCCCTAAGGATGCAGCGAGTGCAGTTATCAAGTGTCCTACAGAAGCACAGCAACTAAAAGAACCTGTGGGTACGTTGGTGGATTCTGGTAAGAAGAAAATTGTTGAATATAGATTGATCGGTCAGGAATGTATTCCTATTAAAGAAGATCTGAAAATACCTGATCAGATCATTAAAGCAATCCCGTCAGCAGGACAGGTCACAACTACAGCATCGATTGCTGTTGTGGCAACTGCCGCTGCTACAGCGACACCTCTTTTGTTGAAGGTTGTTAAACCAATAGTCAAACAGATAATCAAGAAGGTTCAAAAACTATTAGGTAAAGAACCTCCCAAATTATCCAGACTTGAGATACAAACTAATACTTATCGTGAGAAAAAAGGAATGACTCCTTTGAAGTTTGGTGCGAAGAAAAAGAAAAAGTAATTAGCAATCTGTGAATGCTTCACCAACTTGTGAACCAACTTCGGAACCAATGTTCTGACCTAACAGCATTGCCCAACCACCTGCTAACCATCCAATGTATGGAATGCTAGAGACTGCTGGGACAGCAATGCCAGCGGCAATGCTAGTTCCTGCCATTGCACCTTGTGAGCGTGCTCCAGCGTCCGCCCTGATACACTCTTCGCTTTTTGCATTCGTCTTTCCCAATTCACCTATTGCACCTCCTATATTACGGGTGCCATCCATAGTGTACTGGTCACGGCGAAACTCACGACGCATCTCTGTTGTAGGACCAAACATTCCACGCTTGTCCTTATCTAGAGTCAAAGATCTATCAGACTCAAGGACTGTCGGATCGTTTGCTTTGTATTCGATCTTGTAACCATCTCTGGTTGCCTCTACCTTATAGGAAGAGTAGTCTCCCCTAGGAAACTGAATTGCAGGAAACTCTGGAACTGAATTATCTTTAATCAGATAACCCAGCAATCCAATATGTGCTACTGCAAATAGACTGCCTGCGGCAATCGCGACAGTCTTTAGCGGTTTCATAATCCTGGTACTTGAATAGGTACAGGTCCTCCAGTTGCTCCAGGCAATGCATCAGGAACTGCTGAATCCAACATTCCAGGAAGTGCATCAGCGATTGCTCCTGCTGCAGCTTTAGTGATGCGCTCTCTTGCTTGTTCAGCAAGTGCTTCTCTATTGAGATAAACAGTTGTACCAGCACCAATGATGCTGGCAGTTCCTAAGAACGAAATGACTGCTAGTACGTTAATAATTTTCTGCATAATCACATTTTGTAAGTGTCATCTGTAGTGATCTTAAGTGGTGCTTGCTCAACTTTAATAGTTTGAACAGGACCAGTAGATTTCGCAGCTTCAATCAGTTTTTCCAAATCTGCTTTGGTGATACCACCAGCAGCAGCGGCAGCATTAGCACCATTCATTTTCATAGTGCCGTCGCCAGATTTCTTAGCCGTTTGAACCCCGAACGTAGCTAAAACCCCAGTAAACACGGAGGCTATGAAGGTCGGATCGAGATCTTGTTCAGGAAACTGAAGTGCTTTAGGAAGATCTACATACGCTAGAGTTAGGATGCCACCAGACCATACTAAAATTCCCAACCTTACAAACGTAGACAGAATTGCTAGTTGCTCTTCCTTGTCTTCAGATGCCTCTTTAAGTTTACCGAAGATACCCTTCTTTTTGGGTTCCTCCTGTTTTACTTCAGACATTTGATTGTATGAGTGGCAGCTCTATTTAGTCTTCGCCAGATTTCTTTTTACCAATGTTATATTTGGACTCAAGAATCCACTCGCCCTTATCCTTGTAGGAGATAACTTTAATCTGATTCAATGGTGCAAGTTCACCCAGAGATTCTGGTGATGCAATATCAACTAGACCCCAATCAGACAATAGTTTTGTAATTCTGTTTCGGCGTTCTACATCGTTAGAAGTTAAGTTCGCGTGCTTTCCATCCAGCGCGAACAATTCTTTGAAGTGTACGATGTAATACTTACCTTTCTTATGAAGGATATGACAAGACTGGAAAAGTTTCTTTTCCTTACGTGATGCCACACCAATCCGTGTAAGTGTCTCTCTAACTTTTAGAAAGTCGTCGGGTTGACGTAACGAGACCTCAACCATCATATCGACATTCCAAGAGATCTCGTGTTCTCCCTCGGTCATCCTTTGCCTCCAGTATTCATTTTAGATTTAATCAATTCAATCTGATCTTTGGTCAGAATTCGTAACGCATCCCGTGCTTTTTCATCTGAATACTTAAAGTAGTCTTTGATGAGAGCGAGATCTTCGACCTGCTCCTTCTTTTGCCAGGGAGAAAAACGGCGTTTCTTTCTCAGACTATTTAGATAAAACGAATATTGAACATCATTATCAAGATGATGAAGGCGATTCATCTCGTTTGCATAAAGAACCGCATCCACGTGACCCGAGAGACAACGGTTCACAATGTATGCGGGATACTTCCTCATCCAGTCAGGACCACGTTCACGTAGATCTTCCTTGGTGAAGTTTACACTGTTTAGATAATCACCGAGGGGGTACTGCTGTTTGCTCATCAAGAAGTTCTTCAATAGGGGAAAGGTTCTTATAGTTTGTGACCATCAACTCTTTACGTTTTGATTGGTCAACGTTGTAGGAACCTGTAGATCTCATAGTATAGGTAAAGTCCCACTCAGTCAAGTTGTATGACTCAAACAATGCACGAGTATTTTCGTTTGAGTTGTATGTGATTAACCAGTTATGCGGGGACTTCTTGCAGGTTTCTGCAAACATCTGGTGGTCAAATCCTTTGTGCATAGTGCCTCCCTTTCCACCGTAGAGGAAATCTTTAATATCGTATGGAGGATCCAAGAAGCAAAATGTCGATTCTCCGTTTCCATAATCGTCTAAGAGTAATCGTGAGTAGTCAACATTAGTGATGTGCCAGTGCTGAATCATCTCAGAGAACTGAGGAAGTTTCTTAATAGAGCGGACACTGAAGTTGGATGCTTGACCAGAGAAAGAAGAGTTCTCAGTTAGACCTGAGAAAGAACACTTGTTCAGTACATAAAAATACACTGCCTGTTGAAACTCATCTCTATCTGCAATCACATCCTTGGCAAGAAGGAATACTTCCTTCGCTCTTTCTACAGTATTCGATTCACTCTTGATTGCAAGCAGTGCTTCACACAGGTCTTCACCACGTTCTTGGAGTTGCACCCAAAAATTATATAGGTAATAGTATTTGTCATTTACCCATACAGGCGTCTCTGGATTCTGTTTTGTAAACTCGATTGCAACACTTCCACCACCCAAGAATGGTTCACGGAACTCTTCGATACCAGTAGGAAACTTACCCACTAACATCTTTGCTGCACGGGACTTACCGCCAGGGTATCTAAGGGGTGTTTTCAGGTTCTTCATCGTGTACGAGTTTTAGGTTTACCATATTCTGACCGAAAGGTCCGAAGTTTACTGGTCCAGTTGGGATTGCGTTCCAAGCAATATTAGCACGAAACTCGCTACCAAAGTGTGGTGCGGAGAAATGCAACAACCAACTTGGCCAGACAATCAATGTACCAGGACTATACGTGGGCGCTGGTACAGCGTTCTTATAGGTGGATGTAATTACTTCCATCTGGTTGTAAGAACGTGCCCAGCAGGGGTCCTGAAACATCGTAGGATGCCCCTCAGAGAGGCAGTAGACCCCAGACCAATAAGACAGGGGGTGTCGATGTGGTTGATGGTGTCCACCGCTCTCAGGAAACGATACGTTGCCCCAAGCAAGAGAAACCTCAAATCGACCATACATTTCATACTCTTCCGCCTTC